GATCACTTGCTCGTATGATGATGAAAGATCCTTATACACCAAAAGCAGATATGAAACTATACAGCCATCTTCAAAAGGCTCCTTCTTTCATGAAGAATGCAGTAAATAAGATCTTTGCTGATAATGCTGGTGTTGGTGGTGAATGGATTCCTGATGAATTCAAAACAGAATTGTATCAAACCTTTCAAGTTCCTCGTGGCTTGCGTGCTTTGTTGCCTTCTGTACAGATGGAAAGAGAAACACTTCTTATTCCAAAACTCTCTCGTGGTGGGCGTCCGTACATTAAAGGTGTCGCCACAGACGACCTTGCCAAGTACCAAGCAAGCACCATAGAAACAGCACAGAAGACAGTTAGAGCAAAAGGTCTTGCTACATTGATGAATATTGATGATGCAGCAGGTGAGGATTCTGCATTTGCTATTATCCCTGCTCTATCTAGACAAATCGCTCAAGATCTTGAGGATGCTTTCGAGGATTGTATGATCAACGGTGATACAAACGCAACTCATCAAGATGATATCGCAAACTGGAATATTAGAGAACGTTGGGGAGCCTCCGGACTTGGCGGGTCTTCTGATCATCGTCGTTTGTTCTTAGGAATGAGAGCTGCTTCTAAAGATAAATCTTCTGATGTTGATACCGGTGCAGGAACATTTACATTTGCAGAATTCATGTCTGTTGTTTCTCAACTAGGTGAATTGGCTGTAGGTAACAAAGTTTGTGTTGTATCTCCTGAAGCACTTGTAGCGAATTTCTTACAACTTGATCAAGTTGTAACCCTTGAGAAGTTCGGACCTCAGGCAACAGTTCTCACGGGTGAACTTGCTAGATTGGCGGGTATACCTATTGTAATGTCACGTTTCATGTCTGCTGATATGAATGCGGCCGGTCTTTACGATAATTCAACCAAAGACAAATCCGGATTCTTAGTGTTCAATACTGATTCTTGGTATCAATATGTTAGACGACAAATTACAATTGAATCTGATAAGGATATCGCTTCTGGTTCTATACAACTTGTTTCAACAATGCGTGCAGTTATGGATTCTCCAGATGCTGATGCTTTGAAAAATGTCGCTTATGGTTATAACTTACCTATTTAATCTTAATGGAGTTTACAATGATTATTTCTCACACTATATTATTTGATAATGCAAATATCTCCGGATATGTTGTAATTCCTGAAGGTGCAAGAATAGAAAGAGTTTGGTTTATGCTAGAAAATACTTTAGCGGCAAGTGGTTCAAATCACATGACTCTTAATGTTCGCGGATCTGATGGTACTAGTCCTGTAGTAACTGCAAGAACAACAGACTCAGGATCAAGTGGTTCCACCATAACTGGTAAAGTTGCCGAGGAGATGTCTTTAATTAATGCTGATAAGCAAGTATATTCTGATGGTGGATATATACAATTTGAAGTTGATAAGACAGGAACAGTAGCAGCAAATAAGGTTGTTTTTGGAATCAAATTAGCACTTGCAAGAGACTAGGATTTAAATGAATGAGTTTGGTATCTGTATCAGTATTAAAAGAGTATCTACCAGAGATACAAGGATCTAGTATTGATGCAGATCTAACCTCACTTATTTCTCGTGTAGAGGGTTTTATTGCTCGCTACTTGGGTTTTCCCCTAGCAGATTCTGCTACGTCTTACGGTTTAGATTCGTCTACCTATACAATATTTGCTGATAAACCTATGTACGGGCTTGAATATGTACTGCAATCACCACTTAAGCCGATCATCTCGATCACGTCGATTCATTCTGACGTTAATCGGGTATATGGTTCTGATACTCTGATAGAAGGATCTCAATATGAGATAGATAAAGAACTGGGGAGAATCATCCTCAAAGATACTTCTCCAGATTCTTTTGATACTGGATTTAGAGCAATCAAAATTGTCGGTTCTTTTGGTTTCAGTACATCAAACCCCCCTTCTGATTTGGTTCATGCTATTTGTGTGTATTGTGCCCATTTACAGCGTGCAAAAAGCAATCAAGGAAACGTATCTATCACGCAAAGAAATAGTACTGTAACATTATCACCTAGAACAATGCCTTTGGAAGTCAAAGAGATATTGAGAGGATATAGAAATGTCTCAACTATCTTTTGATGATTTCCTTAAGCGAGTAAGAGAAGCAGATAATAGACTTCTCCAGGAGTTAGAGCAGGTCCTTATTCGATCCGCTCTAAGAATGGAAAGAGATGCAAAGATCAATGCTACCTCTTACCCAAAAGTCCAAACAGGAAGATTACGGTCTTCTATCACAGGTCTTGTAGATGCTCCTCTAGGTTCTCCTAGGGTAGTACTAAGAGCAGGCGGATCTACCTCTGGATCAGACGTGGATTATGCTGAATATGTTGAATTTGGTACTCGGTTTATCAAGCCTCGTCTGTTTTTGGGTAGGGCTGTCAATGCAGAATCTGAACGTCTTCCTGATAGGCTATCTTCTCTTCTTAATGTTGCTCTGGGAGCAGATTGATGTCTGATATCATACATGTACAAGTATTGTCTAGATTGAAGACTTTAACAGCTGCTGATTTTTCCAGTGGTTTTTCAGGTCTTGATCTTTCTGATCGTGTTGTTATTGGTGCTGTTGTGAATGCTCCACAGGTTCCTTCTGCTAGTATCGTTTTCGTTGATACCATAGAACAACAAGGAAGAACATTAGGAAGATACATAGGTGAATCTGTATATCAAATTGTATGTTATGCAGGTGGATCAAATCTAGAAACTAGAATAAAGAATGCCATGAATCTTGCAGGTGATATTCAAAAAGCAATCACTTCAGATCGTACACTAGGATTATCCGGTCTTACTCAAGATGTAATTGTTAATTTTACTGCTCTAGATGGTGAGGAATATGGTATATCTAACACAGGGATCTCATTATTAGAGGTGAGAGTATCCCATCAATCTCAATTCGGTGTGTAGATGAGTTGGTATAACAAAGATTTTAAAAGAAGAGTTCCGTTTTTGATTGATTGCTCAAGCACTTCAGCAGGGGCAATTGATTTTACTGTTACTATTCCAACTGAATATGACGACTTTTGGAGCAATACCCGATCAGATGGTTTTGATGTTGTAATTACAGACTACACAGGTCAGCAACTTGCTTTTCAAAGATTGACATGGACACCCGCAACCCCAAGAGGCATTTTTCAAGTATCAGGTTATACCTTGCCGGCATCTAATACGATGCTTGTAGGTTATGTATATTGGGATAATCCTGATCAATCAAGTGATCTATCTACTTCTGTATCTGTTAGTAGTGCGAAGTTGGGACAGATATATTTAGGGGCGCCCTTTGGAAATATCATCAATCTGCAAAGTAGATCTGGATTATCAACTGTTCCAACTACTATTGTGCAGAAAGACGTAGATGAGAAAATTGATATATTTTTCCCTGTGTCACAATTACTTGCACCTAGATCTCTGCCATACAATGAAAGACTTGATTTTAAATCTATTAGATACATAGATGTACAAGTATTGAATTCATCAGGTATAAATCAGGCTTCAATGTATGCACTTGAAGAAACTAGATTGATAGCTGGTTTTTGCAGAGTAAGAGTTCAAGCGGGTGTTACAAATACAGATTATGTAGTCAGAGCCTTAATCTATAGTTCTGATTCAGAAGTTTTTATATTATCATGTTTATTACAAGTTAGACAATTATTACCATCTTAGGAGGTTATCATGCCATTACAATTTGGACGTGGAGCATTTATAAAATTAGGAGAAGAATCAACTTATGGAACCATAGCAGGAGCCATGGGTGTTGATAATAGAATCATCTCTGCAAGTTTCCAGAAGACACAAGAGAAGGAGAGAAAAACACATTTATCTCAATCCGGTGGCGGTGGCTTTCAGAATGGACACTTTGAGGCATTCTTAAACTGTGGAGGTTCTATTGATCTTCCTTTGCTTTATGAAGGTACGGGAATGCTCTTAAAGGCCGCTGTAGGTAATGCAACAACTTCAGGCGGTGGACCTACTTATGAACATCTTTATATTCCAACAGCAGACGGTACAGTCCCATCTTTATCTATTGCTCTTCAAAGAGGTACAGGAATCAGCAACTCAAAAGAGATCTTCTTAGGTTGTAAGGTTGCAAGTATGAATATCTCAGGATCAGCAGGAGAAGAGATAACCGCATCATTTGAGATTATTGCACAGGATTCACAATCAAGAGCAGCTGCTCTAACTTCTTCATTTGGATCAGGTCGTCAAATGTTCCATTTTGAATGTAGTACAATGTCATTTGGTGGCAATAACTATTCAATGAAGTCTTTTGAATTCACACTTGATAACAAACTAGAACGTCGTAATGTATTAGGAGATAAGAAAACGTTAGAACCAGTTGTATCTGATGTTAAGGACGTTACTTTATCGGTTACTCTAGAAATGGAAGACAATCTATTATTTGACAACTACATAAATGGTACACAATCTGATGTAGTCTTTACTTTGACAAATAGCGAATCAGATGCTTGCGAGATTACAATCAGAAACGCGTACATTGTTGATTATGATGATGCTATTAATACATTTGGACCCATTGAAAGAACGATGACTTTTGTGGGTGAATCTGATGCAGTTGATGAAGCAATACAGATCAAAATAACAAATCAACAATCTTCTGCAGTTGCTAATTAATGGATAAAAAACTACTACAGTATATCCTTAAAAAATGTGAAACTACCATTGAGATATTATCAAAAACAACACCTTTAAACTATCAGCAACTTTATCAGGTTATATATAGTGATAGGAGATTAAAAGATTATGAACTCGAAGTATTAAGCAAATATCTAAAAAGGAAGACAGAATTAACAAATCACTATATAGATAAAAGGATCAATAAAATAAAGGACAGGAACAATGCAAATATTAAAGGAGATCGCTGAAGCATCTACATTTCAAGTAGAATGTTTTGGTGGTAAATTGCTTATTGAAGGAAGAATATTGACAGCCCCTGAAATAGAACAGATCGGTCTTGGTTCTTCTCTTTTGGCACAGGAGGTCTTGATGAATAACAAACAGCAAGGTCTTAGTAACATCGATCAAATAAGAGAAAAAGCAGACAAAGAAGGGATGGAAGGACTAGATGAAACAGAACTTCTTAGACTTCTGGACTTTGCAAAGTCTATACGACCTGAAACAATGGCAAGGATATCAGAAGATCAAGATAAGATTCTTTGCAAGGTTATCAAAAGAGCCTCTCAAGATGGTGTAACGTGGGAAAATATAACTTTGTGTCATGCTATGGAACAAATGAACGCAGATCAAAATGTTTTATGGGTAGGGGTCTTTACAACAGAAGATCGTAACAACATCATTAATAAGGCTATGCAGGGTCAACAGGAGGCAATAGAACGGCTTCAACGATTTCAAGGATGATCCTAACTATGTATTTCTTATTGATCTTGTTGCTCGTACATATGGGAAACTTCCTAGCGAGGTTCTTAGGTTGGATTTTGATGATCTGTATATATGCGTACATTGTATTATACAAAGGTCGAAGCGGTTTAATAAGATTCTGAGGAAGCAGAGCAAAGGGAAAAATAGCATGCTCTTTCCAATTATTAATCTCTCAGATCTTACTGATATGATATAATAGGATGCAAAGAGGTTATCATGGCTCAAAATCTTGTAGAATATGTTTTAGATATTAAGACCAAAGCAGCTGAAAAAGGCATGAAGGCTTTGTCAAAGTCTGTAGATATTGCAGGTAAAGGTCTTGCAGGATTGAAAACAGCCGCTATTGCTGTGACAGGTGCAACGGTAGCCTTAACTGGTGCTGTAGGTGTAGCAGTAAAAGAAGTTACAGATCTAGTCAATGAATTAAATGATTTGTCTGTTAGATCGGGTCTTGCTACAGATACGATATCAGGATTAAGATTTGCTTTGATTGCTTCAGGACAATCGGCAGAGGGACTTAATGAAATACTAGGTGCTATCTCTGGACAGTTTGCACAACTATCTACAGAAGGATCAGCAGTAGAAAAGAAGTTTAAGTCTTTTGGTATTGCTGTAAGAGATACAAACGGAGTACTTAGATCTAACAATGATATTCTTCTCGATGTGATAAAGAATATTACAGGATTACAAGATCCATCTGAAAGATCTAGACGTGCTGTTGCTCTAGTTGGAGAAGCAGGATCTAAATTAAATCAAGCACTTGCAGCAGGCGACTTTGAAAAGTTTGTGCAATTAACAAATGAATTTGGTGTTAGAGTAGGACCAAAGGCAAGCACAGAAGCAGCAAATCTTCAAAGAAATATATCTGCATTGAATAGTATTCTAGCAGGAACGACACAAAGATTTACAGAGGCAATAGGAGGATCTGAAAGATTTAATCAAATACTTCAAGTATTGATTGGTGTTATGGGAGGTGTTAGTAGAGTAATAGAACAGAACAGTGTTTTCTTAGGTCGTTTAACAGATGCTATTTTTGAGGCAGGGACAGCATCTTTAGATTTTTTTGCAGGATTCTTAACAGGAACCAAATCGGCATCTCAGGGAATACAAGGTCTTGTAGAGAATATTTTTATAGTTGGACAAGCTATTCTTAGAGGTTTGATTATACCTCTTCAGGGTTTTGTATTTGCCGCTAGAAGTATGTCAGAGTTTTTAGATCTTGAAATGACACAATCATTAAAAAATCTAGAAGGTAGATTGCAAGAGTTGAATAGAAATTTAAATGTAAATGCTGATGAGGGGTTTATCAATTTTGCAAACTTCGGAGAGGCTTCTGCTGAAGTGTTAGATCTGCTATCTCAAACCTCTTTAAATACTAGTTCTTCTCTTTCAAACTTCTCATCTAGTATGATAGAAGCAGGAGAAGAGACAGGAGTAACAACAGATAAGATTAGAACTCTTGCGGATGTGGTTAATGATTTATTGGATAGATTCATAGGTTTTGATGTATTGGGTATTCTTCAGGATGTTTCTTTAGCATTGAAAGGAATAGAAACTCTTGCACAAGGATCAGCGGATCGTATCGGTGGATTCATTAGAAATGTGGGTTTTGGTGTTGCTAATACCGTTTTTGATTTCCTCTTTGCTCTTCAGGATAAAGGGCTTGATCGTCTTGCTGTATCTATAAATAAACTAGCAAATCCTCTTTCAGATATTGCTGATAAGTTTGCAAATGCACTAGGAGGATCGATACAAAACCTTTCAAAAAAATCAGGACAGATCGCAAATAAGTTTTCTGACATTGTCAAAGCAGGATCTGAAAAGGGTTTATCAGGTGCCTTTCAGGCTTTGAGTACAGGAGGAAAAATAGCTTCTATTTTTGGTGCTGCTATATTTGGAGCAATAAAGATCGCTGAGGGTCTAGGTCAAAGAGGCGACACTGTTAGAGAAGTAGAGAAAAGTGTTGAGGAAGATATCAGAGCAAGGGCAAAGGCTATAGAACTAGGTCTTCAGGCTCTTCCTAGAATACTCTTTAATGTACTACCTCCGATCCTTGTTGAGTTTGTAGATCGTTTGATCTTTGGACTACTCAAAGGAATAGCAGAGCAATTTAACAACTTGGTAAATGTTTTTAAGTCTCTTTTTACGAGAGAAGGCAGGCAGGAGAGAAGGGAAGCCAGAGCATCTAGAACTCTTGAAGGGGTTGCAGAGTTCAATAGACGATTAAATGTTTTATTTGGAATTGCATCTAAAAGGGGCGGTGGTCCATTCATCCCTTCTGCTAGAGGTGGCATCAAGTTTACCGGAGCAGACGAAGGATTAGCGATGTTGCATCGTGGGGAGTTCGTTGTGCCTGAAACTGGTCAAATGCCCCAAGCAGTACAGAGAACTATGGGCATGGGTCAAGGTGGTATAAATATAACGATCAATGCTTCAGTAGTTGAGAGTAATGCTGTTGATGAGTTGGTTAGACAGATAGAGAGAAGGTTCCAAACATTTGGATCTTCTACTTCTCCCTTATTTGGAGGTCGATGATGGGTAATGCAAAGTTTTATTATTTTCCTGAGCCTGATGCTAGAAGACTTGTAACCATCGATCTAGGTGAAAAACTTGGAGAGTTGTTTTCAGAGTATCAATATGATGTGGCGGAATCTATTTCGAGGGGTGGAAGAAGATATCTATCTCACGGATTGCAAAGGGAGTTTGTAACGATTCAACGCGATCGGCTCATTTTAGGAGAAGATGTAGCTATACAACTCGAATCGATGCAAAATCACCTTGACAGAGGCGGTTATGTTTCTTTTTGTGCTGATGCTGACAAAGCATATATACATCCTTTGCTTAATACAGTAGAGCAGGGATCTACGAATCAATTATTTGGATCAAATCCTTTTAAAGATATTACAGGTGCGAACATTCCAACAGTGGGAGATTATATAACAATACAAACAGATTCTCCTACATCAATCATAGAAAAAACAAAGGCTGTTATTGTTGATGGCTCTTTTTCATCCTCTACAGGAGGTAATATAACATTGCGGCCAGTAATGGTTTACACATATCCGGAGAGAGCATTTGCAAGATATTATAGGTTTTGGCCTACATTGAGAAGATCAGCATCAGAAATAGGACAGAACATTATAACAAATGAAGGAGGTCGTTTATTTTCTTTGAATGTACGATTATATCTAGATACACATACATTATTTAATTTTCATTCTGGATTCGATGGCATCGATCGATCACCAAATTTTAAACCTAAAGAAGTTCCACGTGCTTCAGGTGGATCAAATGCGTTTGAATCTGTTGGTGGGGTTGGTACTACAGAGAGATTACAAGGTCTTGCAATGTTGAACGAAATAGCAAGGCAACAAGGCAAGAGTATAGTATGAGTTGGGATCTTGAATTTGTCGGGTCTTTGAATAGATCGTCTTTATATGTTAGATATAGATTAGAGTTTGTTGGTGTTCTCAATGCTCTAGGAGAGCCGTTTGCTATTGAGGATGATGCAGGTAATATACAGATCGCAAGGGGTTCTGTAAGAATAACAGGATCAAGAGTAATACCTCAAAGATGGTCTGTGTCTTTTGGTGGTTTCTCTCTTCAGTTATCGGGTGATATTAGATCAATATTGCCAAAGATGAGAAGAGGGCAGATTGCGGTTCTTCAATGTTCGATTAATAGAGGAGTCTTCAGAAACCTAGCAATAGGATCATTAGATACGATATCAGGGCAAAGAGGTCTGTTTACGTTGGGATTCAAAGATCTATTATCTGCTTTGCAAACGTCACTTGATACCAGAGCAGGAACAGTTTTTAGTGAATCAGATCCTCCTCATTTCTCTCTATTCTATGAAGTAGGAAGAACAACAACAACGACAAGTACTTTTGGAGGTTCTGATGGTACTTTGAATCTAACAGATGCATCTTTTTTTAAGAAGCAAACAGGATCAAAGGGTATTGCTAGAATTACAAATGGAGCAATAGACTTTTATGTATTTTGGACTGGGTCAACAAGTACAACCTTAACAGGATGTACCACAGCAGAATATAACAACACATCAAGAGTATCAGCACCTTCAGGATCTACAGTTCGATATTGTGCTTGGCTACAAGGAGAACCTTACGAAATACTTGCAAGTATCCTTACAAGCACAGGAGCGGGTAACAATGGAGAGTTTGACGTTTATCCGGTTGAATGGTCTATAGGTGGAAAGATTGACAAACAAATCTTTGATGTATCAGATGCCAAAAGAGCAAGCAAAGAGATAACAAGATCTACAGGTGCAGATTATGATATAGGCTTTGCAGTTGAATCTCCTCTGTCAAATGGATTCAGATCCATCGTAGATATCTTTTTGACAGTGGGTATTTTTCCAGTCTACAGACAGGATTCAATATCTATTAGAGCATGTACAGATCCAGAAGGAGCAGAGACTAGGAAAACACCAGATCTTAGAGGAGAGATATCTGATTATGATATTATTGATGTATTATCACATGACTTCTTTTCACCCGATATATCGAACATTTATAGAACAACATATATAAAATACAACTTTACAAATGTTTATTATTCTGGTGGT